CTCCAGGGCGGCGCCGACCGGAAGCGGTACGCCCGCCTGATCAAGCTGCTTTCCGCGCCGCCCTGGAGCCCGTGATGGAACTCTCATCTCGTGACGACAAGCCGATGAAATGGCGCGTCGACCGCTCGATCAACCTCACGCATCTGCTTTCGACGCTCTCGCTCGCGCTGGCCGTGGTGCTGTACGCGACCAACATGGACAAGCGCGTCTCGATCCTCGAGGCGCACGCGGCGACAGCGACGGGCGCGCAGAAAGAGACCGACAGGAAGCAGGACGACACGGTGACTGGGGTGCGCGATGACCTCAAAGAGATCGGCCGGAAACTCGACCGGCTGCTCGAGCGCAGCTACAACCGCAAGGAGTGAGCATGCGAAAGACGCACCCCACCGAAGCCGCACCGGCGCCGCTCCGCGTGGCCTACCACGCCGGCCCGCCGGAGATCTCCTTCGCCGGGCTCGAGTGGCGGCGCGGCGTGGCGAAGCCGATCGACCTCCTCGCCTGGAGCGCCATGCAGGCGCGCGAGGATTTCGCCCCTTTTGAATTCCGGCCGGCCGACGCGACGGGCGACGTGCCCGCGCCGCCGGACGTTACAACCACCGCGATCCCCGACCAGGAGTAATCATGCCCATCTACAAAGGTGCACTCGCCCAACTGCTCCTGCAGATCGAAGCGGCTTTCCGCACGGCGCCGGCGGCCGCGGCTTTCCGCGTGCCGATCACGGAATACGACGTGCAGCGCGACGCGCGTCGCGTCGCGAACAACACGATCACCAGCCGGCCGGGCCCGAACAAGACCGACCCCGGCGACCCGATCATCGGCGGCACGTTTTCCTCGATCCTCGACCTGCGCTCGATCGGCTGGTGGCTCAAGCTCCTCTACGGGGCGGCGACCACCGGCAAGGCTGTGACCAAGCAGCCGACCACCGTCACCGGCGTGACGCTCCAGTACGGCCTCGCGACGAACACCGCGGGGGACGGGACGCTTGCCTTCCTCATCGCGGGCACCACGCTTTCGTGGAAGACCCAGGGCGGCACCACGGGCGCGCCTCAGGACGTCTCGGGCGGGGGCACCTTTTCCCTGGAGAGCGGCGGCGGGGGCAAGAACCTGATCGTGACGGTGGACGCGGCCAGCCTGCCCGTGGGCAACGCGAGCGATACCGACATCGCGGTCTCCTCCACCCTCAAGGCGCACGCCTTCCCGTTCAACCTCACCGACCGGCCGAGCGCGCTCCTCGAGGAAGGACACACCGACCTCGCCAAGTACTACCGGAGCCTCGGAATGAAGCTGAAGAAGCTCTCCTGGGACGCCATGGCACTCGAGCAGAATATCGCCGGCGAGCTGATCGGGGCGGTGGAAACCGAAGAGAACGCAGTCTTCGACGCGGCCCCCACGAGCTACACGGCACTACGCGCCTGCGCCGGCAAGGGCTACGTCTGGAACGGCATCGGTGCGGGGGCCCTCGGCACGATCACCGGCGCAACCCTCGAGGTGATAAACGAGATGGAAGGCGTGCCCTGCGCCGACGCTCTGGAAGGTTACGGCTACATCGACCAGGGCGACTCGATGATCCAGGGGACGCTGCGCACCGTGTGGAAGAGCGGCACGCTCTACGACCTCGCGCGCGCCGGCACGAGCACCCGCCTTCGCATCGAGCAGGCGGCGGTGAGCGGCGCCGACACCTTCAAGCTCATCCATGACATCCCGCAGATCGAGATGGTCGAGCGCCGCCCGCCGATCCGCGGCAAGTCCGGGCTCGTGGCCGACGTGAGCTGGAAACAGCACAACGCGGCGAGCGCGCCGATCATCGTGTTGGTGAACGACGTGGCGAGCTTCTGATGGACGACCAGGTCAGGTTGTCGATTGAGCCGCTCGCGCCGGCGAAATGGTTCGACCACCCGCTCACTGGTGCGGGCTTCCAGGTCGCCCACCTCGAGCCCGCGCGCGACGAGGATCTGCAGAGGGAGTGCATGCGCACCGACGGCACGCTCGACCAGACGGCGTTTGCCCAGCGCGTCGCCGCCGAGTGCCTCAAGGGCTGGACGGGCATCGGCGACAAGACCTCGCTGCTCCCCTGCAACGCCGAGAACATCGCCCGCTTCATGAAGCACCACGCGCTCACGATCGGGCAGTGGATCATCCTGCGCGCGCGAAGCCTGCAGCACTTCCGGGAGGAGGCGCTCGACGCGGCAAAAAAAGACTGACCGCCCGGGTTCGCTGGGGCTTCGAGATCGGGTGGCGCTACATCGCGGAGATCCAGAAGAGCGGCGGGACAGTCGATCCGGCCGACCGGCCACCAAGCCTCGAATGGGAAAAATCGCTGTGGGAGCTGTATGAGACCCGGTTTTCAGGTCAGTGGCGGATGGGGTTCGGTGGCGCGGTTGGCCTCGACTATGCGCCGTTCATCACCGTCATCGAGCGCCGCGGCTGGAATCTTGAGATCTGCCTCGATCTCCTATCGACGATTGAATCGGCGCACCTCCAACAATGGCAGATCCGGCGCGACGCCGAACAGTAACAAGCGGGAACGCTGATGGCTGACAACGGCAAAGACCCGAACATCAAGGTCAACATCGACGGCGACATCACCGGGCTCAAGAAAGCCGCGGGCGATGCGAAGCCCGTCCTGGATGGCCTTGGCAAGGACGCCAAGGCCGCCGGCGACGCGGGCGCCGAGAGCGCCGGCAAGATCGACCTGATGTCCCTGGCCACGTCCCGCATGGGCGTGGCCATCGGCGGCGCGGCCACGATGATCACCGGCTACGTCGCAAGCCAGGCGGCGCTGATCGCGCAACACATCGAGCTCGCCTCGACCACGCAGGACCTTACCCAGCGCTACGGCATCTCGGCCGAAGAGCTCAGCTCCATGAGCATCGGGATGGTGACCGGCAGCACGAATGCGCAGCAGCTCGGGCAGGGCATGAAATTCCTCTCCGGCAAGATGCTCGAGGCGAACTCCGGCAACAAGGAAGCCGTCGGCCTCTTCCGGGCGCTGGGCGTCGAGTGGGCCGATAGCGAAGGCAGGCTCAAGCCGCTCAACGTCATGATCGAGGAGATCTCAAGCCGCTTCGAGCTCATGAACGACGGCGCCGGCAAGAACGCGCTCGCCGTCAAGACGCTCGGCCGCGCGGGCGAAGAGCTGATCCCGTACCTGAACCAGGGCGGCGACGCGCTGCGCGAGATGAGGAAGGAAGCCGAAGCGCTCGGCCTGGTGATCAGCACCAAGACCGCGAAGGACGCGAACGACTTCGCGAACAACCTCAAGGTGCTGAAGATGGGCGCCGGGGGGCTGGCGCGGGAGATGGCCGGGCCGCTGGTGGAGGCCCTCGCGGATGTGACCGACGCGATCCGGCGCGCGCGCAAGGAAGGCGACGGCTGGTTTGTGAGCGCGATCAAGGGCGCGCGCGAGCTGGCGATCGCGCTCGCGACCGTAAAGCCCAAGGACGAGCTCGCCCAGCTGAAGACCATGGAGGAGCAGCAAAGGGCGTACGTCAAGCGGCTCGAATCGGCGATGCGGGACGGCACGATGTCGCTGGACGACAAAACGCTGACGCCCTACCAGCGCGCGCAGGCGCAGCGGAAGCTGCTCAATGCGTCGGACTTGCATCAGGCTGCGGTTCAAAATCTGGGGGACAACATCGCCCGGCAAGGCCAGATTGGAAACTATTTTGAAGCGATCGACACGACCAAGGCGAAGACGGACGCGCCGAACCCGAAACCACAGGTCGTCCGGACAGTTAGTACCGGCGGCCGCGCCGCACCGGTCGACCGCGAAGCCCAGAACGCGATCCAGCAGCTCACCGAGCGCCTGGCCGTCCTGAACGGAGAGAAGACCGAAACCGAGAAGCTCGATCGAATGCTCGAGCGTTCGACGAAGGGCTGGTCCGAGGCGCTGATTGCACAGGCCCGACGGATCGCGGGGGAATTCGACCAGCGCGAGCAACTCAACGCGGAGACCGAGCTGTAGCTGAAGGCGCACATGAAGCGCTTGCAGCTACAGGACGCGGCCGAGGAGAAGGCGAACGCCCAGGTCGAGGCGATCAAGAAGGAAGCGCAGGCCGTCCGAGAATCGGTCGACCCGTGGCTGCGCTACAGCCGCGAGGTCGGCCGCCTGCGCGAGTTGGTCGACGAGGGCCGGATCTCCTGGGACGAGTACTACGCGGCGGCCACACAGGCGCGCGAGAAGATCACCAGCCAGGTCACGAAGACGAAAGAGGACTCCGACGACATCGGCGCGTTGATAAGGGACGCGGTGCAATCGAGCAGCCGCTCCATTTCGCGCGATCTGGCGGCCATGGCTTTCGACGGAACGAAGTCGTTCAAGACACTAGGCGAGGCGGCGCGCAACTTCGCCCAGGAGCTGGTCGCGATCCAGATCCAGAAACGGATGATGGACCCGCTCTTGAAGGCCGGCACGGGGCTGATCGATGGCTTGTTCAAATCTTCAGGCGCGGTAGAAAACAGCTTCGATTCCGGCGCAATGGCAACCGTGCTTCAGCTCCCCGGCCGCGCGAGCGGCGGCCGCGTCTCCTCCGGCCGCGCGTACATGGTGGGCGAAGAGGGGCCCGAGCCCTTCGTGCCCGACCAGGACGGCACGATCTACCCGAACGGCACGCGCCTCGGCGGCGTGCAGATGCGGGTGAACATTCACGAAGCGCCCGGCACGCGCGCCTCCGTGCAGCAGAGCACGGGCGCCAATGGCGCCCCGCAGCTCGACGTGATGATCGAGATGGTCGAAGACGCGATCGGCGGGCGCATCGACCGCGGACAAGGCCTCGCGCCCAGGCTCGAGAGCCGCTACGGCCTGAACCGCGCGGCCGGGGCGACGCGCTGATGCCCGCCTGGCCTGACTCGCTTCCGGCGCCGAGCATCCAGGGATACGGCCTGGAGCCCGAAGACATGGTGCTGCGCACGCAGATGCAGATGGGCCCCGCAAGGCAGCGCCGGCAGTACACGCGCGCACCGACGCGGATCCCCGTGCGCTGGGTCTTCAAGCCGCTCCACATGCAGATCTTCGAGTCCTGGTACCACCACGAGATCGAGGACGGGCAAGCCTGGTTCGACGTCGCGCTGCAGACCGGCGCCGGCATCACGACGCTCAACGCGCGCTTCGTGGGCGTGTGGAAGTCGCGCCTCGTCTCGAAGGTGAGCTGGGAGGTCACCGGTATGCTCGAGGTGAAGACCCGGCCGCTCTTGACGGCCGGGCAGCTCGAGCCTTACCTGTAGCGCGCCATGCCTGATCCGAACCTGCAGCAGGCGATCAAGGAGGCCTACGCGAGCGCGCCCGACGACGTGGTGATCCTGCACACGCTCGAGTTCCTGCACCCTAGTTTCGCGACACCGATCCGCGTGGTGCACGATCACGTGGATCACGAGTTCACCCTGGAGGCGAGCGCGCCCGAGAACGCAGGCGAAGAAGTGATCTTCGTGGGCTACAGCTTCGAATTCGCGCTGCCGGAGGTGATGACCACCGGCGTGCCGGAGATCCAGATCTCGATCGACAACGTGTCGGATGAAATCGAGGACAATCTGATCCAGGCTTCGCAGTCGGCCGACGCGGTCGAGGTGATCTACCGGGTGTATCTCTCCGACGATCCCACGGGCCCGCAGAACGACCCGCCGCTCAAGCTCACGCTGATCCACGCCATGGCGACCGACCTGCAGGTGGTCGGCCGCGCGACCTTCGCCGACGTCGTCAACCGCAGGTTCCCGAACCAGGACTACACGGCGGCGCGCTTTCCCGGGCTGATTCGATGACTGCGCCGGTGAAGACGACCCACTGGGCGGCCGAGCTCGTGCAGCGGGGCATCGTGTGGCGCGGCGGCGCCGACGGGCCGAACGCCTACGACTGCTGGAGCTTCGTGCGCTACGTGCAACGCGAGCACTTCGGCCGCGAGCTGCCCGGGGTGCACGTCGATGCGGGCAACCCGCACCAGGTGCGGCGCGCTTTCGCCGGACAAGCGGAGGAGCGCGCGAAGTGGTGGTACGTGAAAGCGCCCGCAGAAGGCGATTGCGTGCTCATGAGCCACGCGAGGTTCCACTCGCACATCGGCGTGTGGATCGCGGCCGACGGCGGCGGGATCCTGCACTGCCTCGAGGGCTGCGGCGTCGTCTTTAACACGCCGGCACAGCTGCGCGCCGCGGGGTGGGGCCGGGTCGAGTACTTCCGCCGGGGGCCCGAATGACGATGCTCGCCTCCGTGGTCTATGTGCGCAACCCGTTCGACACGGTGCGCGATCGCGAGGTGATCGAGCTCCGGCGCCGGCGGCGCCTGGACAAGCTCGCGCCGACGACGCCGGCGCCGTTCATCTGCCTGCGCAACGGGCAGGCGGTGTTACGCAAAGACTGGCGACGCACGCACGTCGACGACGGCGACGTGGTGCAGTTCGTGACGCTCATGCAGGGCGGCGGGGGCGGCGGCAAGAAGAATCCGCTGATGACGATCGCGATGCTGGCGGTTGCCTTCGTCGCACCGTATGCGGCTGGCGCGCTGTTTCCAGGGTTGGCCAATGCGGCAGCCGGAACGTTTGGCGCCTTTGCTTTCCGGGGCATCACGGCGGTGATTGGCTTCGTCGGCTCCTCGCTCGTCTCCGCGGCCTTCGGCAAACCTCCATCCCAACCCTCGAACCTGCAGGCGCAGTCGATCGCCGCCCCGTCCCCGACCTACAACGTGCAGGCCCAGGGCAACGCGGCGCGCCTGGGACAGGCGATTCCCGTGCAGTACGGCCGCCACCTGGTCTATCCGGACTTCGCGGCCACGCCCTACACCGAGTACGCGGGCAACGAGCAGTACCTCTATCAGCTGTACTGCCTGGGCCAGGGGGAGCGCGCGATCGAGGCGATCCGCATCGAGGACACGCCGATCGGCAACTTCGAGGAGGTCACGACCGAAACCATCGGACCCGGCGGGACGGTCACGCTTTTTCCGACGAACGTGATCGCCTCGATCGAGGTCGCCGGCCAGGAGATCGAGCAGGACACGTACATCGGCCCGTTCGTGGCCAACGACGCCGCGACCCTGGCCAACAAGCTGGCGATCGACGTGGTGCTGCCGGCCGGCCTCTATTACGCGAACGACCAGGGCGGCCTCTCGGAAGTGACGGTGACCTTCGAGGCCAGCGCCCGCGCGATCGACGACCTCGGCGCGCCGGCCGGCGACTGGGCGGTGCTTGGCGCGGAGACGATCACCGCGGCCACGAACACGCCGATCCGCAAGTCCTACTACTACACCGTGACGGCGGCCCGCTACGAGGTGCGGGTGAAACGCACGAACGCGAAGCAGCAGACCACCCGCGCGGCCGACGCGATCGCCTGGGCGGGCCTGAGGAGCTACCTGCCGGGCATCCAGGACTACGGCAACGTGACGGTGCTCGCGGTGAGGATGCGGGCGACCAACCAGCTCTCGGCCCAGGCGAGCCGGCGGCTCAACGTGATCTCGACGCGGAAGCTCGCCGCCTGGGATCCGGCCACGGGCTGGGCGGCCGCGGCGGCGACGCGCTCGATTGCCTGGGCGCTCGCCGATGCGTGCAGGGCCGAATACGGCCCGCAGCTCGCGGATGCGCGCCTGGATCTGGAGGAGCTCGCCGCCCTGCACACGATCTGGGAAGCGCGCGGGGACCACTTCGACGGGGTCTTCGACAGCACGATCGGCTTCTGGGAGGCGTTGACCCAGATCGCGCGCGCAGGCCGAGCGAAACCCTACATCCAGGGCGGGGTGATCCATTTCGCGCGCGACCGGCAAAGCGGGGTGCCGGTGGCGCTCTTTAACTACCGCAACATGGCGCCCGGCTCCTTCGAAGCCGAATACCTGCTGCCGGGCGAGGAAACGCCCGACGCGGTCGAGGGCGAGTACTTCAACGCGGTGACCTGGAAGCCGGACCGGGTGCTCGCCGAGCTGCCCGAATACACGGCCGAGCGGCCGGCGACGGTGCGCTTTTTCGGGATCACCGACCACGACCACTGCTGGCGCGAGGGCATGTACGAGGCCGCGGCCAACCGCTGGCGCCGGCGGCCGATGAAGTTCACCACCGAGATGGAGGGCTTCATCCCGAGCCCGCTCGACCTGGTGGCGATCGCGCGCGACCGGCCGAACCTCGGACAGTCGGCCGAG